ATTTGCAAGTGTGTTCAATTTACCATTCTCATATAATTTCCAGCTCTACTCCTTCCGAGTATGATAAAGTTTCTTCGGAAAATTGGTGCTTGCCTTTTTATATTTATAGCGTACAGGATAAAAGTTTTTATTTACATTTTCCCAAAAATTACAAAATACCCGCGCTCGAGGCTAGAACGTATATTCCAGATATTCAAAATTGTTTTAGATTTATTGTTGATTATTACCTATTAAAGGGCTATGTAGAATATTTTGATTTAAATTTTGCATTAACAAAAAGCGGCCAGTCTTATTCGAAGAAAACAATAGAAATCATTAAAACATTCGTTAAGTCTAATAAATTTAAAAAAATAAATGAAAAAGAAGAAACCCGAGAACATGATTTAGTTTTGTTTGAAATTGATGGTTTGTTCTCTCATTTTGGGGTTTTTTGCGAAAGCGACATAATTTGGCATCATGAAGGCAATTTCCTGTCAAGAAAGAGCCACGTAAGCGAAGAGCTTAATGATAGAATTCATTCTGTTTATAGGCTGGTTTAAGTGTATATAGAAATAAGGTCCTTCTGTATAATGAAGAAAGTTTTTCTACATGGCGAGCTAGGAGAGTCCCTTGGTAAAGAATGGGATTTAGAGGTGGATTCTATCCAGGAGGTTTTTTGCGCTATCGAGGCTAATACTAATAAGTTCACAAGGTTCTTGTCGGAAAATAGTGAAAAATTTAAATATTATACATTTCAAATTGACGACGAATACTTAACGAGCAAAAAAGAACTAGAATCTAAATTACCTAAAAAAGTAAGAAATATACATATCATGCCTCAGATTGCTGGAGGAAATCCAGTGCAAATATTAATCCAGGTTGTGGTAGCGGTTGCAACTAGCTTAATTATGCAGGCTCTTTTTAAGCCCCCAAAAGCAAAAGAACAAAAAGAAACCAAGTCTTATCTGTTTGCGGGAACCCAAAACGTTGCCGCTCAAGGAATTCCTGTGCCGCTTGGATACGGAAGGTTAAAAGTCGGCTCTGTGGTTGTTTCTGCGGCCGTTAGGCATTTGGCGTATGTCAAAGGAGGATCTCGGCGCGGCGGGGGCTTGGGAGGGACTGATCCGAGAGGTGAAAATCTATTTGATACAACCATGCTTGGGATAATAAGAGACGCAGGAATTTCCAATGAGCTCACAGGTCCCAACGCGGGGGCAATTCAGGGCGACTGGGATAAGTTTTGGATTGTTGAAGATCCGTTTAAAGATGGATTCGAGATTGGCGCTGATGGTGCCGTAGATCTTGGTGGCTCAATCCTGGGCAGTAACTGGGTACGGATCCACGAGCTAGAGCGCTCGACCAGCGACTAAAGAACAATGAGAAAAGTCTTCTTACATGGCGAACTTGGAAATTCCCTAGGAAAAGAATGGGATCTGGAGGTAGGCTCTGTTCAAGAAGCTTTATGGGCAATAGAAGCTAACACTAATAAATTAACTAGTTTTTTGAGAAAAAATACTAAAAGATTTCCGCATTATACTTTTGCCATTGACGATAAAAAATTAGACAAGCACCAACTGCAGTCTCCAATAGGAGGTAGCGATAAAGACATTCACATTATGCCTCGAGTTGCTGGTGGAGATCCAGTGAATATTTTAATTTTTATTGTTGTGTCGATTGTGACTAGCTTAATCATAAGTGCAATTTTTAAGCCGCCCAAACCAAAAGAAGCAGTAGCAACTAATTCTTATTTGTTTGGGGGGACTCAAAATGTAGCCGCGCAGGGAGTTCCTATTCCACTCGGTTACGGGCGATTGAGAGTTGGGTCAGTGGTGGTTTCTGCGGCCGTGAGGCATGTGGAATATACCTCCAAGTCTGTCGCGAAGAATGAGCCAATACGATTAGGAACCTACGATCCTAAAAATCCCTCTGGAGGGGGACAGCCAGGCGTCTTCCTTTTTCATGGTGCAGGCCCTGGGGGCTTAGGGACTTTGAATGAAAATGATATTGAGTACGATGAAAACGGAAAGCCCTATATACCAGACTGGAAGCTTGGCAGCCCCGACGACGATTGGGATCCATCATGGGATGATTTCGGCGAGTGGGATGATTGGTGCTGGGTAGCCAGGGAAGTGTACGGCGCAAACAATCCTAAATGGCTGATGTTTCGTCATTGGCTTTTAAACTATTCACCAAATTGGTTTTGTAACTGGTATAAACAAAATGGCAAAAGGGCGGCCAAGTGGCTGGCGAAAAACAGCTGGCTTAAGCCAGTCATTCGACGTTGGATGAATGGCCGCATACAGTCTCTACAGAAAAATATAAAATAAAATGGGCGACGAAAACGAAAATAATATAGGACACCGTTATATTCCTTATGGGGAGAAATATGATAATTATACAAAAAAAGATAAAGACGGCAAGCACATTCCTGTTCGCACGCCTATGGTGGGGGTAAAGACAAGGTTCCAGCAAAAAGAAGGCTACACGCGCGAGATTTCTGACGGCAAGGTGATCTATAAGAACGCAGAGAAAGAGATTGTCCCTGAATCAGAGGCGGTGTCTCAGGATATGGCGGCTGCGCTTGATGGAGGATATCATTTTGAGTCTAAGTCGGTATTAAAGGTGGTTGATTTAATTTCCGAAGGCCCAATAGAAGGATTCTGCTCGCGAAACGGAGAAACTTTATCTTACTTTAATAAGAATAAGGATATCCCCCTGGCAGATGAAGAGTTTTTACAGTCTGTATATTTTGATGGAACAAAAGTTTTAAATCCAGAAATTGGGACTCTCAACTATAGATTGGCTGATATAGATTTTCGACCTGGAGATGGAGTGCAGTCTCCTTTGCCAGTAGATTTTAAATTTGCAAGCCAAACAATTCCAATTGGCACAAGATTGACTCCAGCTCCGTTTTGGCAATATATCGGCGAAGGTGGCACAACTGGCGGTGAAGGGAATACGGTTAAGGAACAATTAGATATTGGCGGTAAAGAACCTGTTCATGATCGAACCAGATCAGGAATGGAGCTTAAAGCTGACTGGAGCTTCAGTAGCATTCCCGAGGTTAGGAAACAATTCGAAATATTTGAAAAAGCCCTCGAGCCTGTTTCGCACACAATACAAAATCATCTAGTAGAAGAGGTAACTGTTAACATCAAAATCCATGTTTTATCAAGGCTTCATGTTGGAAAACGGACCAGCGAGCGGGTCGGCGCAGAGTGTTCTTTTCTAATATACTTAGGAAACGAAAGCGGGCCGTTCCCTGTTAATTTGCCCGTCTTGTGCGAAGGGAGCCCAAGCGTTGATGTTCGAGAGGAAGATGGCAAAGCTCTTGTCTGGAACGAAACGGGAGGATATTTCGTGAGAGTAGCTAGAGGGTTAGCCACGAGCGATTATGTTTTTGAAACGAAATTTCATTTGCCCCCGAACATTCGCAGGGAAAACAGAATAGTAAAAGTTTTCAGAATTGAGCGTGACCTGGGTTATGGGTCAGAAGACCCGCAAGTAGAATGCAGCCTGGAATCAATTGTGGAGTCTATTCCGTTTAAGTTGAGATATCCATACAGTGCAATAATTGGAGCAACAATAGATTCTACCGCAAACTCAAGAATTCCCAAAAGAGAATATGACTTAAAGTTACTCAAGGTGCAGGTCCCAGCCAACTACGTTCCTGAAACTAAGCAATATTTTGGAAATTGGAACGGAACCTTTAAAAAATATGTACCAGTTATTGACACCGAGAGAACAAAATTTGTTAACAGAGCACGGGCAAATGTCACAAACCGTGCAAAATTAGACGGAACAAAACAAATCAAAATTAAAACTGGAGTGAAAAAATTCGGTTCAGGTAGCATATTTTTCCCAAGTTCTAGTGGGCTGGATGCTGACGCTGATTTTGCAAAAAGAATATCAATAAAGGATTATAATTTTAAGTATCCAATAGAATCAGATGACGCCCCAAAGAAAACATTAAGAATTTGTGATTTTGGTTTTCATAATTTCACAATTGAATTTTTTATTAAAACCTCAGCATCAGATGTAAAGACTATATACAAAACGGATGGCACCAGCCATACGACTAGCGGATTGGCGGGTTTTTATAAAACAATCATTTCAAGCGGAGAAGGAAGTGTTCCGTGTGGAGGGGACAACGAAAGCGACGCAAACAGAAATGATAATGAATTGTATAAGCACCCGATGAATCGAAAGCCTTTTAATTATGTATCTGGGTCGACAAAGCAGAATTCCCTGCCAGTTGCGGGAAATTGGATGGTTGAAATTGGTACTGAAAATGGCGGGGATGCTGGCCAAATATTTTTTAGATATTTTACGTACGGAGCATATTACAGGAAAGACGGGTCCCGTGTAAAAGTGCTTGACGATGATAATGACCTGCCAACGGTTAAACAGCAAGTAGTCCTAAAGTCCTCGGTCGGTGTTGCGGACGACAGTTGGCACCATGTGGCAGTCACGAGACAAGGAGACGCTTTTAAGATTTGGATCGACGGGGTGTATAGTACCGACACTGGCTCAGGTTCGATCAACAGATACGAAGGAGATGTAAGGGGTTTTGTTTACCGTAGCGGAACTGAAAAGGACGCTGGACTTATAGAAGTGGGAAATGATAGGTCGCTGAGAGTTGACGGGGCAACCGCTATTCACAGTTCTTTTAATGGTTACTTGGATGTTATTAATATTTCAAGAAAATGTAAATATACTACGAGCTTTGACCCCAGTGACCCTCCTTCAGGGTGGGCTAAGTTCTTTGGCAACTCAACATCAACTGTTTGTTCGTTAAATGGAGATAATCAGCCAAACGATGGGACGAAAATAATTGACCATACTCCTCCAATTTTCCTTTCAGAAACAGGCTTAAGCTTTATTGAAAATTTTGGGTCTTCCTTTTTACAGTGGACGGATAACCCAGCGTGGATATTTTATGATTTGATTACAAACAAAAGATATGGACTTGGAAAATACGGAATTAACACGGATTTTATAAACAAATGGAATATCTATGAATTGGCTAAATATTGTGACGAACTAGTGAAGACTGGCTGGTCAAGTAGATTTAA